TTTCGCGGAGCCGGTCCAACTCTTGCAAGAATTGTTTCCACGGTCCCATAGCGACGGCCTTGTATCCCTGCTGGTAATTGAGAAAGCCGCGGTTTCCGAAATCGCCGTTGTAATCTTTGTTGCAAACATACTGGTTGCAAACTTTCTCGAAGCCGTCGATCACGTCAAGCACGATTGTCTCGTAGCCGTGGTCGGTCGTTTGCAACTCGTTGATGATTGCCAAGAGATTATCCCAATCGAAAATTTCGATGTTTGGAATGTCGGCAATGAGTCCAGCATCGGCCAGCGTGTGTAATCCGGTTTCCCCTGGGGAGAGGAGAAAAAACGGATTGGGCGCACAGGTGGCAAAAGTTGTTTTGCCGATGCCCGCCACGCCGTGAAAAATCAGTCTCGTCGGCAACTGCTTGCCGCCCTTGATACTGTCGGCAAGCGTGTATCGCTTTGCCGTAGCACTGCCGTTTCCCGGCTGCGATAGTCGGGGATTTGCAACAGTCCTAGCCATGCTAGTTCCTTTCTAAAATGGGTTTATGTTTTCCGCCTCAGCTAAGGCGGCAGGTTCCATGAAAGACTTCCACCACATTTCTAAACCGATATGCCATAAGCGGCCAAAAAACAATGCTTCTTTCTCTTCGTCGTCAACTCTTTCGATGCCCAACTCGTATTCGTAGTAGTGCTTGCGTCGGCACGTTTGAAAACACCTAATGCGACTGTTGGTAATCACGTCCCGTCCGTCGCCTTGCAAGTCGAGTTCATTGTGGACACAGATTTTCTTTTGCCATTTCTGGCTGTCAGGCCGGTCCCTGCCAGAACAGACACCCAAAAACTTACACGGCGAATTGTAAAGCATACAAGCACCGGGATTGCGTAGATTCCTTTCCGTTGCCCTAGTATGAATTATATCTTGGCAGTGATCCCATAACTCGCTGGCGTATTCCAAAATTTCAGAATCGAGTCGTGGAATTGTTTTACGTTGAAAGTACCACCCCGGTCGTTCGCGGGTGCAATCGTGAATCAAACGGGCCTCGTACATTTCCGGGGTCTCGCGGTCCTCCGATGCCAAAGCGAAAACAGAATCATCCGATACCGGCCTATCGAAGTATTTGCGGCTGCCGGTAACGAGTGCCTTTTCCGCCTTGGTCAATTTCTTTGGTGAGATAGATGGTTTGCGTACCACGTCCCAAACGCATTCGTCCACCTTGCGGCCGTTCATCCATTCGATGAGCATATACAGACTAATCTGTCCGTCAATTTGTAGGTTCTCCCAAAACGATCCGCACGGGTCTTCGATGTCTGATGAAGTAGTTTTATGGTCAATCAGATTCATCTTGCCGTAGTACTCGGCAATTACATCCAACTTTCCGGCGACGGTAAAAGTACGGCTCTTGGCATTCGTCGCCGGATTAACTAGGTCGGCGGACACTTGCCGTTCAACGTGCGTTGGTTGGTACTCGTTGTTACCCCAACGTGCATGGTAGCCGTGCATCAAGGCGCGGCATTTTGCGCCGATGAGTTGTCTCGATTCGTCACTGAATGTCGCTTGGTCAATCGCAAGCAAGGCATCGGATAGTGCCGTATCCATTTTTCAACTCCTCGATTCTCTTTCTTTTTGCCTCATTAATTTCGTCAACTACCCTGTTATCGACGCAAACCAGATTCGCTGTCCGATAGCAGTTTTCCAGCGCGTCAATCGACGTTTCCAATTCGATTGCGGCTATAAACTCGTTCGCTACGTCGCGGTCGTGTGCGTTCATAAATCCTCCATACGCCGCCGGCCGGGATTGTGTCCGAGCACTTCGCGTGAACTTGCGTTTCCACCCGGCAGGCGGCTAGTTCATGTTTCCAAGACTAACAATCACCCTGACCACGCCGACGATCACGGCAAGCACAAGGATGTATTCAAGGTTATTCCAGATAGCTTTCATGGCTCTCCCTTTCATCCAAGACTTGTTCCCCTTGCGCAATACACCCCGCCTCGACGCATTGCTCGGCGAACCGTTCGCGTTCCAATAGTTCGGTTCGCATGACGCGGACGGAAGGCGGGGCAACGACGTTAAGCCTCACGCGACCGTTGCCGATTCGCGTTACCGTTACCGTTGTCAAATCGCCGATGAGGATTGCTTCGTTAATCGCTCTGGTAAGTGTGAGTCCCATAGGTTCCTCCGTGAAGTTATGCGGATTTTCTCCGCTTGTTATTCACCTTCGATTTCACGCGGCGGAATGCCGCGAAGATTTCCGAGAGTTCGTTTATGGTTGCGTACTTGGCTTGGAATCGTTCCAACTCGTCCATAGCCTGTGCAAGCAGTTGACCGCGTAGGTTGCTGTCGCTCATTACGTCAGCCGTGATTCGATAACCGCCGCCCTTGCGCTTTTGGTCGTCGGTCAAAGAGATAAACGCCCTGTATTCGACGTTTGCCCTTGGTAGCAATTCGACGGTAACACGCAACAAGAGCCGAGCCTGTTCCAAGCGGTATTGGTGGGCCGCTTCGGTATCGTCCCAATTAAACCAATCATGCAGTTTGGTTTTCGGATTGCGGGCGTATGTCAAAATATTTTCGCACAATAAAACCCCGCCGTGTTTGTTGGCGATTGATTTGAGTTCGGGAAGATATTTTTTTATTTTGTTGCTTGCCATTTATCACTCCTGATATTGATGGTTTATGGTTCCGGCGATTCCGGTCCTTATCACTCCGTTTCTCTCGATTCCATTACCGTACATTCCTCCTGGTCCGCTCCACTCCTGCCGTTCCGATCCGGTTCATTCCATTGTTTCCAGTCGCATCCGGTCCTCTCGTCTCCTGCCTTTCCTCTTCGGTCGTCGTCTCGACAATCGCTTGCTCGACACGACTTCCGATCCTGCCGCTCCGCTACTTTCCGTACTATCCGCTCGCTCGATCCTTATCGTTGCGGTACGTTCCCCTGCCATCCTGCCGTTCCCAAACGTTTCTCTTTAATCCTTTCCAATCCAGTACCATTCAGTCCTGTCCTTTCCAATCCTGCCGCCCCCTTCCAATTCAATTCTCTCCATTACCCTCCAATCCCTTACAAACCATACCTGCCGCTACTATCCGCTACGGTCGCTTCCCCTCCACTACGGTCCGATTTACTACTATCCTTTCCTGCCGCTCCTCTGACATCGTGTCCCATCCAATGGATTCAATCCCATCGCGTCCACTTCTCTCCTGCCGCTACTCTCCGCTGCTGCCCGCTCCTTTTCCGTACTCTCCGCTCAGATCCGTTTCCATCCCTTACTCTCCTGCCGTTCACATCCCCACGCCTCCGCTCCTAAACCCTCCTTTATATTCCGTTCCGGTCCTGCGTTTCCCCTCCTCTCCTTTCCTGTCCGCTCCTCTCTATACCACTCCCTTCCTGCCGTTCCTCATCTGTCGCCGCCACTCCCATCCAGTCCTGTTCAATCGACTTCCTCCCCTCCGGTCCTGCCGCTACTCTCCGCTCCTCACGCCTCCGTTCCTCTCCACTACATTCCTGCCGCTCCCATCGCTACGGTCCTTTCCGCTACTTTGGCTTACTGTCCCCTCCAATCCCTTACTCTCCTGCCGCTCCTTTCCCAGACGCTAACGTTGCTTTCATTCCCGTAACCTCCAGTCCTCTCCTGCCGTTGCGGTCCCGTACATTACACACCGCTCCGTTCCTCAAAACTCGCGGCCATTCCTATTTGCTTCACTCCAATCCTGCCGCTCCCATGCTCTCGTCTGCATCCTGTTCAGTTCAAGCCTCTCCTTTACTCTCCTGCCGTTGTTTTTCAATCCTGTCCCGTACAATCGAATCCTTTACGATCCTGTCCTCTCCTGCCGTTCCATCCCGCCCGCACGATTGCGGACGGGAATACCGCCGCCTATTTTCTCATCTGCTCGATTGCAAATTCGCCCCAGCCGCAGCCGGTCGAGTTTTTTGAAAACGCCCGGCCCTCGCCGATGCCGTTTTGCAGACCGACTCGCATGAGCAGATTCGTTAAATCCTCTACCGTAAATTGATCCGCGTCAAAACGGATTCGCACGATTGCCTCCCAACCGGCTTCCCACATTGGACGAGCGCGCAGGTCACAAGAGCCGTTTGAGTTTCGGGCCGGGCTAATATCCATGCTCGGCTTGCCCTTGGTGATTTTTACCAAAGGCGTTTTGCACTCGGCATCGAATCCATCGGCCTCGACGAATACCGAGAGTTTTGCCAGCGTCATCTTAAAGCCGACGATCCGACAAACCGAGATAATCGCGTTGCGGAAAGTATGAGCGGGAATGCCGTACCATCCCTGCTTGGCTTGGTAGGTCGCCTCCTTGCAGCACTTTTCAAAGTTTTTCGATTCCCGCTGTTTGCCCTTGGTTGACTTGGAGCCTGCCTCCTGGTTCTCTTTCATCTTTTGTTGGGCCTTGGCCGAAAACTTGTTCTGTACATACGGCGAAGTGCCGATGATTTTGAACGATGCCACTCCGAACTTCGGTTCTGGGATTCTTACGTTCACTTCCTCTACTACTTTTTTAGCCATTGCTAAGCCTCCTTTAGGGTTTCAAAACTCCCCGGCGCGAAACAGCACGCGCCGGGGTAGCACTACTGCTTGCCGAAACAATCGGCTTGCTTGAAAATCAAAGAAGCCCGCGCCGGGCGCGCGGGCTGCCCGGCTGGACGCGGCCCGCACCGCGCACAGCCGGGGAACATATACAGAATTACACACTGCGGGCTTCATGCGTAAGACTCCGATTCTCTCCCGTGCGGCCTTTTGCCGCCGTGGTTATCGAGACTCCTTGACTTTTTTAGATATCCAAGCCGACAGGCTCAAGCCGTCGCGGCGGGCGACTCGAATCGCCTCGCCGTGCGTTTTTTTATCGACGAAATAGATGCAGGCGTAGTGGCCGTAATACTTTCGTTTTTTCTTTGGCTGATTCATAATACGTGAATATACAGGCTATATAGATCGTGTCAAGCCGATAATTCCAAATCGCGTAAAATCGCGCTATATGGGTATGTTTTGCGAATGGGCGAGTTCTCCGGGAATCCCGGATAACTACAGAGAATAGACCGGCCAATCGAGATTATCACGGCGTTCGATTATCTCGATAACCGCTCCATCGGCAACCAAGCCGCGTAGAGTCTCGGCCAACCGGTCTTTGCAGCCGGAGCAGGATGAGATTATCTCGCCGATGGTCGAGCCGGGGTGTTCGCGGAGATAATCGAGGATGACATCGCGGGGTGGCTTGGCGGGTGGTCGCTCGCCCTGGAATTTAGAACAATCGTGCCGAGGTAGATGGTCGCAAATATCCAGCCGCATCCAAACAAATTTGCAGTGCGGGCAGTTCATACAGCTTCCATTGTGCATGTAGAGCTAACCCCACTACACGGAATGAGTCCGCTGCGCAAAGAAAATGGGACGTTGTTTGAGCCGCCACACGGATGGGATGTTCCCGATAAAAGCCACAACAAGAATCCCGTGTCAATACAGTCAATACCATAGTAATTGATTCTGACACTCAGGCCCGGAGGGCCATAACCTACACTGATGTCATATAACAAACATGTCCCGGCGGTACACCAACCGTTACCAGAGATATCTAAATACCAAGAGCACAATGCTGAAGGTGAACTGCGGTCCAATATGAATGTGTCATTAAGGTTCCCGCAATCTACGCATGAATCGTTCGTGATTCCGCTAAAAGTAACAGCTATTTGATCTGGAGAAGTGCCAGTACAATAGTCGCACACACCGGCGCAGCAGCATCCGGGCAAACTAAACGCAAGAAACGAGCAGCCCGGAATCCATATACCGCTGCTCAGTTTTTTGTACCCTGCAATTTGCGATAACTGTTTTAACATTATACATCAACCGGGCAAGCTCCGGCAGCAATCGCGTAATAATAACCATTTATTTTTAAGCAGACTACATTCGTTCCTGACTCGATTTTCTTTCCTGACGGAACGAGCCAATCGTAAGTTACAATAGTGTCGCTACCGGATTCGCTTCCTGGAGTTCCAAATTTTACGATTACCGTTGCTCCAGTAGTAGTTCGGCAAGTAAGATCGTCGTCGAGTACGCCGATGATCGCCCCGCCGCCCCCGCCGATCACCCCCAACGCAAACTTGTTTGTCGAGTCGATGATGCCTAGGCACTCGATGAATCCAGGAATACCGTCTAGCGTTGCGGGCCACAGGCCAGTATCCGGCCCGTACTTATCTCCTATAGCCGGAGTTCCCGTATCGTAAGCAAACCAGCATTTACCGCTGACGTAAGCCTGCCCGTATTTTTTCGATTCGACTTGAACCGCGCCATTCACGCCGTACTTATCGCCGTTCGCCGTTGGCTTCACGGCTTTTACATACGGGATGTTATCACCTATTTGCCCGCCCTCTTGCAACTCCACAATCGAATACGGCGGAATCGTTTCGCCGGAATTATTGTAAAACGTAATCGACAGCTCGTTCTTTCCACGATTGCCCGCTGCATCCATGCCCGCGCCCGCGCCGGTCTGTGTCTCGTACCAGCGCAGCATCTTGCCGATGCGTTTAACGTCGTGGTCGTTAAAGAAATTCTTTGCCATTAGATTGTCGACGGCGTCCAGGTCCGATGCTTACCGAGCTCAAGCGTTACATCCTCGATACCGCAACCAATCAAATCGAGTCCATTCGTAAACGTAACCACGGCCACGGTATCATACACCGCCGCCCCGTTGTAGGCGTTCATATTTGTAACCGTCTTGGCGCGCATATCTTGGCGGAAGTCCAACGTGCCATTCGAGCCGACCGTTGCTGTGGTGCAAGTGCCGGAGGAATTGTAGAACACCGTGCCGCCGTAAACCGTCAACGCCGTGCAAGCGTTCGTTTTGCCGTCGATGGTCAAAGACCCATCGTACTGCGTAACGAGCGTAATGGCCGCTGTGGTCGCGTCCACGCGGACGTTTCCACCATAGTTCAACAATGTTCCGAGCGTAACCCCCAGCCCGCAAACGACCGTGGGCGTCGAGCCGCCCGCCGACGTAACTTTCAACGTCGATACGGTCGATACCTCGCCGCCGTAGAACGCGATCCCGATTTCGCCACCAGTAACATTGATTGCATTGCTGGCATGAGTGCCGAGGAAGAGAAGCGACGGAACGCCGGTTTCGTAAGGCGCGCCGGTGCCGTCGAGGTTCAATGTGGTTTGAACCGTGCCACAGTTGATTTTGATTCGCCCGCTGCCGCTGCCGTCGCCCTGGCCCGCGTTGATCGTGGTCGCGCCAATCTTTAGGTAGGTATCTCGATATTCCACATAGCCGTTCGCATTCGTGCGCGGCAGGCCGATCGTACCGATGAACGTGGAACGAATCGTCAGGCTGGTCAGCGTAACCGCCGATTGATCCAACCCGTAATAAATGCCGATTGCCGAATCCTCCAGATAAACATCATCGGAATTGACGGGCACCGCGCCGCCACTCCAATTCCCCGCCGTACTCCAATCGTTTGGCCCGGCACTCGCCGTGGTCGCGGTCTGTCCCCAGGTCTGCGCGTCCGCCGCCCCGCCGCCCGCTTCCGTCGTCGCCAGCGTAACCGTGAACGGCACACCTGCCGTATCCGCCGTCAGCGTCAACGCGCCGCCGGCCGTTGCCAGTGCGGTAATCTCCGCAAACTCCGGGTATTCGGTTGCCGACAACGCATTAAACGCCGCCGCGATAGTGGTCGCCACCGTCGCCGCTACGGTGCTGCCAGCCGTTACCGATAGCGTTTTAGTTCCGATGGTAATCTTGAAAATATCGTCGGTTTCAATCGTGCCCCCGACCGTGCAAGTCGTTACCTGCGCCACAGCGGCCGCGCCGCCTTTCCAAATTACGTTTGACATTATTCGATTCCTAGTGAATGGAAGTTATATGTTTCGTATTGAGTGGCATAAAGATAAAATGGTTTTTTTTTCATTGCCACTATATCCGCTACCGTTATTTGTGTCCCGTCATTATCAAGCATCACCTGGCCGTCGTATTCGCGCCCCATGTCATCGCGTGGAAGGCCGAGAATGTATTGCGGCGGCGCGTTCGGATTGGAGTAGTAACATTTATTTCCGACGTTCAAAACTAACGTTGGTATCCAACCTTCATCGTCATTTTCAAAAGTATAGGTAACTTCCCAATAGGTATCGTATCCGGTTTTCTCCGGGTTCTCTTCGGCTCGTTCTACCGCCGTAGGCTGCTTTGCCAAAAGCGTATTTGCTGCGCACCCATAAAAGAAATCCTTGTTCACTTTGTTGCGGATGCGTTTTGCTTCTTTGAGATTGAATTCCTTTTGCTGTGTTGCGACCGTCAGGATGCCGATGGATTTCAATTTTGCGGGTGGTGGCGCAATCAACTCACCCACACGATTGACATAAGGGAATCCCTTCTTGTCCCACATATCAAACACTTCTACCGTTCTTTCGCCCCAGGATATAGTAGGCGGCTTGAGCAACTTTGCCGGTTTTGGCTTTTCCGGCTTTTGCGGTTTACCGCTCTCATCCTGCGCATCCCGTTCCGTTGTGTAAAATAGTCTTGCCGTCCATACCCGTTCATCAATCCGGTTTATGTCTCGCTCAGTCAAGAGCGCAGCCGCGTCGCCGGGATAGCCGCTGCCGCCGCGTGGCATTCGCGGATCGTTCTCGATTTCCGTAAACGCATTTGTGGCCGTCTTGGTAACGATGATGAGCGAATACTCGTACTCATGCAGCTTGGCAGTCTTATGGCTTCGCTGCGAACCCGGCATTATTTTCCAGGATAAGATGCTCATGGCTTGGCCTCCGCGAAGTCGAGTTTTTTCTTGATCTCTTTTAGTTCCATCGTTTGCTTCTGTGCTTCGCGGAGTTGCGGATTATTGGATGAACGAGCGATTGCCATGTAGGCTTCTTTTGTGCCCATGATAAGAGCAGGCACAAGATCGGCTGGCTTGAATTCGCCCGCCAGTTCCTTCGATGTTTTGTCGCGCTCGACTTTCACCGTCGCCTCAAATTCGCCTTTGGTAAGCGCACCGCCCTCTAATGCCGCTCGCAAATTTTTCATTTTATCTGCGTATTCTGCCAGCGGGTCCGCGTGCTTAGCCAGCTCAATACCGCGTTCTATTACACGGTCGTATTGGTTTAGTTCCTCCTCAATCGCTTTATTGGTTTCATCAACCAACTCCTTAAATGCCTTTTCCTCCTCGGTTCTCCTGTCATATTCCTCTGCCAGCATATCAAACTGTTGCAACAGTTTATCGTTTCCTTTATCCGCTCCACTCCCAGGTAATGCGTCAATAAATTTTCTCCGCATTGTCTCGGTATTCGATTCGCCGAATGAATCAACTTTCTCTTTTAATTGGTCGAGTACCTTCATTGCGTCCTTCATGTCAGGGTCGTTAGCGATAGCACCAATCTCGTTTTTTACTTGCCTTGCGCGCGATACCAACGGATGCTCTTTAACATCATGGCCGAAAATTGCGGCAAACAGCTCAAAGGCAGCCGCGAATCTCTCAAAATTTCCAACGTCGTTTCCCTTTGCTAATTCTTCGTCTAGTTTATTCAGATTTTCTATTGCGATTCCTATGTTGCCAAAAAACCCTATAGCAACCTTTTTAACTTTTCGCCCCAACATTTCCATCGCATCACCTAACCGCGCTAATGCCTCTGCCGCTTTTGGATCGGCGACTTGGTCAGCCCACGCACCATATCCGCCAGCTAGATTGCGAATGACACCGTCCATATCCTTGCCTTGCTTGCCAAACAACTCCATTTGGATTCGCGTCCGCTCCATCGGGTCTTGAATGGCTGCAATCTTTTGAGCGATTGCCTCGAATGCTTTTCCGCTTCCCAGTTTTTTTAGCTCCTCCTCGGTAAAGCCTAACTGCTGAAATCCTTTTCCCTTGGCGATATTTGTCCGCATGGTTTCAATCGCTTTGCCAACGGATTCGATAGAGATTGCCGATTCCTGAGCGATAACGTCAAGGTAAAGAAAAGACTTAGTATCAATGCCGATCTTGTCAGCGGCCTCCACAACGTGATCCATTTCTTTGGCGAGTTGAATCAGACCGCTAACAGCGTTCCGAGCCGCATTGCCAAGAAGTTGTACGCCTTTCGCCATGCCGATGCCGATTGCCGTACCCATTGCCGACTTGCCCACCGTGTTTTCAAACTGCCTCACTCTGCCCGCCGACTTATCCATAGCACGGTCAAATTCGGCAGTTACCGCGCCGAGTTTCACCAGCAAACTTCCGACAACTCCGCTTGCCATTATCGTTTATCCTTCTTTGCTTGTTCGATTGCCGCCGTCCACATTTTGAAATTCGCTTTCATTTCCGCGCCTGGCTGCGTAGGCTTGCTACCGCCTCCGGTAATCGAGTCGGCCTGTTCCATCGGCATGAAATCCATCCAAGGATTCAACGTCGATAAAACTTCCCACTCTACCATTTCCTGATATGTCAACACCGCGTACAATGCGCGCCTTGACGGGAATCCTAATTCGCGGGCTAGATGGAGGTGGAATCTCCAATCGGCCCGCTCGCGGAGTTTTTTTCCGTTTCCTCGCGGGTCTCGCCGGTCAACCCATTGTGTTCGTTGACGGCCTTCGCCAGCCGCAAGAGAACGTCGTAATTCCGCGATTCTAGCAACTTTACTTCATTGTCGCCGAATAGACGGTTGCCGGATTCGTCGCATAGTGTCTTGACCAGAAACAACGATATCGAATTGGCGTTGTCGTCGGCAAGTTTATCCTTCGCATTTTGGAAGTCCATTACTTCCGCAAACGACAACTTGCGAATGCCAACCATGCCGCCCCACTCCGGCACGTCGATCTCTTTTACCTGACAGTCTCTAACTGCCGCGATTGCCTCTTTGCTAAGCATTGTTTAAGCCTTTCCCTTACACTGTCGTGCAAGTCAAAATACAAATCCTCATCCCACGATTGACGCCCCGTTCGCTCGCTCACTATTGCCGCCTGTCCTACAAGGAATTTCCACGGCGTGTATGCTTTTAGTTTTCGCAGTTGATGGAAACTGCCGTAGATCGCATCAACGTGGCAGTTTTCATCCTGCAAACAATTTGGAAACGTAGCAAGTGCTTGATGTAATATGCTCATTGCCGAGCCTTGAATCGCGTAGGCGTGGGTAGTATTACATATCCGGGCCAGCAAAACATTTTCGTCCACCACTTCCGGCAAGGCGTAATGGTTCCCGCCGAAATATATTTGGTTCCAGTCGTCGGGCACGTTCGCGTAAAACTCTCTCGCCCTACTTCCAAAGCCATCGCAGAACACCGCATCATCCTCGAAAATCATTACACTCCGAACGCCGTGGATGAGGCAGTGCGTAAGTATTTCAATGTGCGATAGCAAACATCCCCAACCGCCGCGGCCCGCACGATGCCACGACGGAGGCTCCACGTCCACGCCCGCCCAGCGGATCGGCGGTTTGAACGGCCAATCCTTCACCGCCGCAACCGCGCGCAAGAATCGCTCGTTGCGCTCCGGCGAACGGTCGAGGTTGATGTAATAGCAGGCTTCAAACAGTGGAGCGGAATTTATAGGAGGATGTAATTTCACCGTCCATATTGCCTTTCGTGGAGGCTTCCGTAACGATTGCCGACGTTACGCCGTCAGTGGATGCATCGAACCAGGTAATCGTTAATGCGCCCGTCGCTCCGATTGCCAGCGCATTCCCGCCAACGATTTCAACCGAAACGTCGGGGTCGGGGATGCCGGAAACATAACTCTTCACCGAGTCGCCGCTCCCGGTTACGTCAACCTCGGCGGCCTTGTTGCCGTAGGTAATCGAGCGAATCGAGCCTACGGTTGCGGAGGCGAATACCAGCGTCGATCCATTGAATCCTTTGTTGGCCATTGATGGTCTTTCATCGTGCAGCCTCCGCACTCGCTGAGCCTCATAAATGACTGGCAGGGGTGAGGCAATTCCCTTTTCGGTTATAAGCCTAGCCAGTCAGTTCGGTTAGTTTGTATCGTTTGCCGTTGTAATCGCAAACCAAGATTCCATCCGTGGTAATCTCTACCAGTTTCGGCAAAACCTCAATGGTAAGTCTGTTGGCCTCATCAACAGACCCACGAAATGTGATTGAGCGTACCCTTGGTATCTTCTCCCCATTGTCAAGGTTCACAATTTCAGTACCGAATAATAGGTGTCCAGACGTTTTTATTCCGACGTTCATATTTGACTCAACTATGCCAAACGCTGTAATCTTGCGACACAACGTAACTCTCGAATATGTCTTGCCCCGGTGCAATGTCGCCGGGAACGTCCGCTTGATTCGTTAGATGCCATATATCGCCGTTTGCATCGGCAGTTCCACCCAGGCACGTTTGCACCGCCGCCGCCAACGCCCTGGCCCCGATGTAAGTTGATGCAATGCAGTCAACCGTGATCGTGCATTCGCTTGTAGTGGTGGCTCCGCTCGCCACGTTCAATGGATTGTCGTTCGTTACTTCGTATTCGATTGCGGGCAACGTGGTCCCTTGCGGCCTGAGCATTGGATACACGCGCGCGCCGATCAGAGCAGCCACGGCGGAATCCGCTTTCAACTTCGCCACCATCGTTACCCAGGGTTTGCTCATTTAACCGCGCCTTCCGCTAATGCTAAGGCTACCGCTTGATCCACCAAATTCATTTTTATTTCTTCTTTAATGGCAGATAACACCCTGTGTTTTGTCGCTTCCCATGCAGGCTTCATAAACGGGTAACCGGGCACCATCTGCCCCGTCAACTTTCCACCGCCGCGTACGCGTTCCCCTGCAAATCTTTCCCCAACCTTAAATCTTTTGCCGGTAATTTCATGCTGCCATAGATTCACGCCGCGCCGACCGACATTTTTTAATCCCAATTTATTCAACCATCGCTTGCCCGCCGCCGTGATGCCCGGAAGTTGTGTGCGTTCATCCGCGCCCAACAACCATCCCGCGCGCGTAAATACCCTTTGCTTTAACTGCCTTAGATAGGATGACTTGTCAATTTTAGTTGATCTTTCCAGCGTACCGCCCCTTACGATTCTGTGTCCCAATTCTAATAGGTGAGCATGATAACCGCCTTGTTGATACAATCCGCCCGCCGCAACAAATATAAAATCGTTCTTTGAAAATACTCTCAGCCGCATCCCGATTGATTGATATAAGTGCTTCCCCTCTTTTCGTTTTTTGTTTTTGTGTTTTCTCGCGTTTGCCTTTGCCGCCGCAATGAAAACTTTCGGTCCCTCACGCATTGCCTTCTTGATAACCTTATCCGTTATAACGCCACCCTGTTTTTTTAGACAGTTTATGGTTTTGTTGAACCCCTCCATATCGATTACGATGTTTGCCGACATAATACAATCATTTCCCGTTTGAGCGTGTCGTGCGTAATCGACAACGGATAAAGATTCAGGCTCCCCCAGACAAATCTATTCGTCGTGGTGATTGTGGAGTCGTAACGAATCCGCAGTTGATATGTCGCATCGACATGAATTTGCTTTGCTCGATACGCTTCGCTACCTGAGAGTAACCGAACCTCCGCTCTAACCGTCGTGGAACCCGACCATGACTCAGCTTGTTCTCCGGTTTCGTTCGCCGTTCCAAGCGATACCGTTTGCAGTGTTACCGCTTCCCGCATCATTCCGGCGTTGACTGGCATGGCTCTTCTTCCTCGTAACTTGCGTTTACCAATTCAATCAACACGTTGATTCCGCTCGGCACTCGATATGGTGCTGACATCCCATCACAGTACACATTGCAAACGAGTTGCCCGTCGTATTCATCCTCTTCAATTCTCGCTACCGATTCAGGATTGATGCCGACCTTCTTTACTACCGGCGGTTCGCTTGCCGACGTTCTTTCAAGGATGGTGAGCGGGATTATCATAACCCTTGGCACCGCTCCATTAGCAATAGGTTGATTGCGGCATCCCGCATAGTTTTTGTTTCGTCCACATTACCGGAGCGGATGGGATCGTACTGCGCTTGAGCAAGCAGTTTGATACCGCTCTTAATCATTTCGGGAACCGAGGATGTAGTGGTAAGTGTAACTGTCGCCGTGCCCACGCCCGTTCCCGCCGCCGTGTACGCTCCATCCGGGTCGGTATTGTCGGCACCCCCTTCCCAATAGATTGTAGGCACACCGATGTTAATGATCGGGTAAAGAATCCAGCGCAACGCCGTTGCATCGAATGTTACAAAAACGATCCGATAGCCGAGTGTGTTATTCAGGTAGATCGGAATAGAAAGATAGGTGCTGCCGTCGGGCGTATAATCTCCATCTGGCACATTTTCCCCGCCGCCGGAGCCGACAACGGTTACGACCGATGCCGATGAGTATCCTGCCACGTAGGTAATCGTTACATCGTTATAGTGACCTCGACAATCGGTCGGCCATGATTGATCGTATTTCAGACTCACGCGCCCAGGCTGGCTCGCCGTGTCAACCGCATACACATTCGTTGATAGCGTCTGCGTTGCCCCTGCGGTATCAACATAGGTAATCGAAGTGACCGAAACGAGCGGAGGCCGATAGAGAACGATATGGTCGCTTGACGGAAAATTGTCGAGTTTCGTTGCGTAGGTTGCCAGTGCAAGCTGTTTGCCGGTAATTTCCTCCGCCTCTTTGATTGCCGTTTCCAAAATCGAAGTTAACAGCGTGTCGTCGGTTGTGCCGGTAACGAGTAGATGGGCTTTTAGTTCGGCCAAAGTAACGGGATATTCCGTCGGTTCCACCGTGCGATTCACGATGAGCGATTCGGGGAATTGGAGCGTATTCATGCTACCCTCGCTTTCGCGGTCTGGTATTTAGCATGGCGGTTTCCGCCTTGGAATGTGCAATGGCCATGCACTCGATTTCACTTAACGGCTCGGCAATCTTCCGGCGAATCAACTCGTTTGCCTGACCGTCAGGCATTTCCATTTCCCGCCCCGCACGGCAGTTATTCCAATCCCGCAAGATTTTTATACGCATTGTTTGTTCCTCCATAATTCGTCGATTGTCTGTGTGCCCCACGGTCGCTCATTCGTGTAGTCCGCCTCGCCGTGATGCTTCACGCGAACCTCGCGCGTAACGGAATAGGTCATTAAGTTCTTCGCACACAACTTGGAAAAGAACCAGTCCTCCGGTTCAAAGTACGGATGAAACTCGCCGCATTCGTTCGGCCTGATTTCATCGTTCATGGTGAAGAAAAATCGCGCCCGACCCTCCTCATCCAGTTCCCGCCATGCCGGATTCCGCAAATCCGCCAACCAGCATCCGGTATTGAATACCAGCGGCCAGCATTCCGGGTTAAGCGTCGAATGGTCAACGTCCGCTTGATCGAAGGTTGCCGGTAACTTCTCGTACAATTCCGCCATCGTAAACCGTCGAACGTCAAACTGCGTTCGTGGGTCGCCTAGGCCGCAACTCGTTACTCCGCGGGTGTCTTTGATCGGAATGGCAACGCTCACAAGATCATTCGCTCGGCGTTCCATGATGCCGAGTAGTTTATCCAGCCACCACGGCTCCGGTATTACGTCGTTATGCAGCATGGCGAAATGTGTTGTCTCGCCTTTCACCGCCGCGTTCAAGCCTCGGCACCATAACACGTTGAAACACGTGGTCAACGATGAGGAGTTGTACGAGTGATAGTCCGCGCTCACGTCCTCTCGTTGACTCAGGCTCATCGTCGCCGCCGCCATGCTATCGCGGTTTGTCTGTGTGCTATAGCACGGCTGAGCAATCAGGATTCGATACATGGTTAGCCTCGTTAAAACTCCTAGAGGGAGCGGTCAGGAGGAACGCCGCCCCCTCTAGGCTTGCAATGGTGAATCACACCACGACTACCACGGCATTCGCCGTCGTGTTGGTAATTGGAGCCTGCTCGCCCCTGCTTAAAATGCAAGTGGCTTCGAGGTACGTTCCGGTCGATCCGTTGCCCGCTGTTGCCGACGCCTTGAGGTAGCGTTTGCGTTTGCGGAGATCGAGGTTGATGACGATGTAGGTATTGTCGGCATCGGATGCCGGGAGGCCCAACGCGGTCCCCGCCCAATCTGTTTGGGTCGTATCGGCGAAATTCGTCGCGCCGATTTCGGTTGCCGGAGAGGTCGTGTCGCCCTCTAACATTACCAGCGCGGCCATCGCAATGTCGGTCGCGCCGATATGAAAGATGCAGGTTGCCCAGTCCCAACCCAACGTATCGACGTTGGTTGCGGCGGTCCATGCCGCATCGTCCTTGATGACTTGCGGAGCGATAAGTTCCGCGTATTTCACATTCAACAGAGGATTCATTTTTTTTCCTTCTAAAGGAGTTGAGTTTTTGTAAATGCCCCTATGTCAATCAGGCATCAAGAAGCGGGGGTCTTGAGCATAATCATGGGACCGACAACGGCGGTTGTGCCCACGTCGTGAACCACAATGTCAACCCGTTCCGTCGCCTGAATGGCGAGTTGGTCCAACTCGAAATAGCGTTGGTCGCTGAGCTTCACGCGCAGCCCGCGCCGCTCGCCAAGCGTCGATGCCATGCGCAGGTCGCCGAAATAGCAGAGGCCATTCGTCGAGGTCTGAGCAGTCAAAGTCGAGTTCATCGAGTTGACCCACACCACGGGATAGCCGAGGAAGGTCAAACCAGCGGCACCGCCGGTCACGTCGCCGCCCGGTGAACCGCCCTGAGCGTAAACGAGACGGGCCATCGAATCGGCCCAACCCGCTTTCGAGATAAACCATCTCGGCTGGATGCCCGGAAACATCGGCAGCTTGCCGTGCATCGAAAGGAAGTCGGCAAGATCGAGCGTCGAAAACGCCGTGTTGCCGGTGATTGCCGTAACGGTTCCCGCCGTCGCCGTGGCACAAGCGGTAATCAATCCCTGGATGCCGCCGTAGGTCGATGCGCCGGTTCCGAGGAACCCGCACGAATCCTCTTTCGTAGCAAACGCCAGGGCCATTTCGCGGGCGAGGTCGTCGGCCACATTGATGATTGCATCCTCGGCAATCTCCGAGGAGTATTTCGTCAACGCCGCCAGCTTACGCGCCGTGAGTTTCACCGAATCCCACGTTTTGTTGGATTCGGTAATCGCGGTATTTTCGCCCACGAAATACGCGGTCAAGCCCGATGCCCGGCGGGGAACGTCCAGCGTGTCGCCGGCCATCGGCATGACGCGGGTATTCTGACGGAAGATTCCGTAATCTTCGCGGAGTTCGATGATCGCCCGCTCAAATTCCGGCGGTATCAAGGCACCGCCGAGGCTGTTGACGGTTCCGGCCTGCGCGGTACGCGCCTCCAATCCAAGGCCATGCTCGCGGCAGTATTCCGCAGCCTTCGGGCTGCCATAGAGGTTGGCGAGAATCCACTGACCGGAACGAAACGCATCCTCATCGGCTTTTGTGCCTTTGAATGCGTGGAGTTTGCCAATTCGGTGAATCGGCACGATCCTCGTTTCCGGTTTCGGCTCCGGCTCTTCCGTGCGTTGCGCGGGAGCGGTCGGCTTCGGGCCGGGGGTCGGCTCCACCATGCGCTTGGCGTCGGCTTCGGCCTCTTCCATGACGGCAACCTGCTCATCGAGCTTGGCAACTTCCGTCTTCGATTCGGCGTGTTTGGAACGATCTTCGTCGGTCCACTTATCCACATTAGCCGCCAAGGCGTTCTTCGCCTCGATAGCGGCTTTCCGCTTCTCGCGGAGTTCTTTCAGGGTCATAACTTGACTCCAATCGGATGATGCCGATGGGAGTTTGCCAAAGAAAAACCGGCGGAGTCCCACCGGCAAAGGATTTGTTTAGTTACAAACACTTTGCCAGTAAAACTCCGCCGGATTGTCGGCGTTTAGATTTACTGTCAGTCGCTAACCGTGCTAAAAGATAGCTCCGATTCGCGGCTCATTTCAGATTGTCTATTCTCAGTCTATCACATTGTTTTTCAATGTCAATAGGTCTTTTTCAGGAAAATCATCAAGGTGTCATGGAGGTAGGGTAGTTGGCAGATTGAGCGTATCGCCGTCGCCTTGCCGCTGTTATATACCCATCCCCGACGCTGCATTTCGGCAATGACATAGGCATTATCTCGACAATTTACATGGCCTGTCCCCGATTGACCGGGAATCGCCCAACTTAGCACAACGCCAGCGGTGGCCGCATTACACACATTGTCTAAAAATTGACACTCATACTCTTGGGGTATGTGTTCCCCAACCTCTAGGCAAAACACCCAATCATATTTCTGGGGCGGATCGTAAGGCAACGCTAGATCAACCACCACGGCCCCAGGCACGTCGTCTGCCACCCAGGGCGAACCGTCAATGGCATCTACCACTATTCCCGCCTGACGCCATATCTGCGTGTACCAACCCCTACCGCAACCCATATCGAGTACCCGCTGCCCGCCAAATAATCCGAACAAGGCGAGTGCTAGGGGGCGGTCCCATAGCTGGCCGTCATCTAGCCGCCTCAGCCAGTACCCATGATCCGCAATGGCACCGTTCATCAATCCTCAATCTGCAATAGGTCGCGGTCGCGCTGTCGTTTCCATGCCTCGTGTTCCGCGCGGGTTTCTGCAATTCCGCTTTCGTCCCGAACGCCGGCGGTTGCCGATTCGTAAGCCGGGAAAGTTACCGGGCCGGTTTCGTAAAGTTCCAAATCCTTGATGATCCGCAGGTCCGGGTTGCCGTCCTTGCCAACCACCCTTTCAACCGAACGAATCGAAAACATAAACGACGATCCGGTTACGTCGCCGCGTTCAATGGAAGTTACGAGGTCGCGGCCAAGCTGCGTATCCGGCACGTCAACCTCATAGCGTAAACCGGTAAAATCTACCGATAACCGCATCGTACCGGCGGAAGTGCGGCCTAGTATCTGATTCGCATCGTGATTGAAACACGCCCGAACGTCGGCCTTCGATTGCAAAGCGGAGTCAAACGCGCGCGGGTCGATTCGTTCAAAACACCCAGGCCACAACTCGAATTGAGTGCCGGGGTCGTTGGCGTTGTAAAATACCGCCCCATAGCCGGTAATCGCCCGGCTCCCATCCTCGCGGGTTTGAACGGTAACTGCTCTTTGGCTTATTCGTGATTGTTTCATTGTTTCTCCAAAATGGTCTTAGTGATTGTGTCGATAGAGAATTGTTCGTGGGCATCCATGCAGGCCGATACCCGGCTTTGCAATTCGTTCATTTTGCAGGAATCCGCCAAGGCCAGAAGTTCATCGTAAATCGTGTCGAGGAAGTCGGACGCAAAGCAGGCGGCCCTTTCGTGGATAACCGGCGTATCGCCTTGCGTAACCAACCCCACGGCCGGCAAAAGAATGTCAATCAATACCGCCCGATGTTCGTTGCGAAACGCCGAAACGAAGTCCATGAACTTTTCGGCCTTCGCATTGCGGGCATGAAAAGAAATCCGCTTGACCATTCGCTTGACGGCATCGGCAATGACGGGCTTGAATCGATCATTCGACGGCATATCTTCCGGCATTTTCTCATCATCCATCGGCATATCGCCCTTTGGCTTCGCGTTCGGGTCGCCGCCGGGGTTGCCCATATTCAGCGGCACAATAAACTCGTCGCCGCCTTCGTAGGGATTGAGGTTTTCGAGTTCGCGAACTTCGTTCGGATTCATCCAACGGTTATTCACCGCCACCGCGTAATACTTGCCGCGTGCATCGAGGTTAGCCCGTACCAACGCCTGACGGGTAAACTCAATGACGTGCGATTCTTCCTTCTTTTCCTTCTCGCTTAGCAGCTTATCGAATAACTCAGACTCCCACATAACAAGCCAACTATTCAGACATCCATCGAGGTACGATTGATTTTCCTGCTCTAGCGAGGCGTAGGCAGTTTTGGAATCGTCGCCCAGGAAGTGCGGAGGCAGGCCGAACCAGTTTGCAATTTCTCGAATCTCAAACTTGCGAGTCTCGATAAACTGTGCATCGGTATTGCTAATTGAAAGCGGAGTTGCCTTCATGCCCTCCTCGGCAACCGCAACCTCGAAAGAGTTTTCACCGCTGAATTTTGTTTGCCACGCTGCCCGTAGCTTTTCTTTGGCCTCCGCCGACAATCTACCTGGATGCTCAAGCACAAGCGACGGTCTCGCATTGTTTCTGAAATACGTTGCCCCATACTTGCGGGCCGCCAAGCCAAGCCCTAACGATTCGCGGGCCTTATCGAATACCGAGTAAGGCGTGATGCCGTTTGGCGAAAGTCCCTTGATGTGCAGGATTTCATCTTCCGAAAAACGACGTATCGTTCCATCAAGGTCGCAATCGTAGTACCATGTACCCTCCACGTATTTCGGCACAGTGTATTGAGCGGGGAGTGGTATTAAGGAAACGATATCTCCGTTATTTTGCCGTTCAATGAAAGCGTATCCCGATCCATGTAGCAGCGCATCGGCCTGGAGCGTTTGCCGAAACACCGGGGAAGTCATGTAAGCATTCGGCTTATGCTTTAGAATAAAATACGACGGATGCTCCTTGGCATCGTCTTTGCCGCCCTTATCCAGTCGCTTGCGGATACTAACCGGCAATACCGCTACGTCTTGGCTAATTTTCGAGACGGCCCGCCACACCGCCGCGTATGTCAACGCCGATTGCGCGGTTACACGAATGCCGGCGGATGTTTTCTCGCCGCCGAGAATCCAATCGACAAACCACGATGAAGGATTCGCGTAAGTGGTCGATTCCCGCTTGTGCGTAAAGAGGCTTGCAATTCGATCTAAAATCATTCTCTTGGTTTCCAGTTAAGTAAAGCTGAAAACGCAATTACGGCGATGCCTGAGAACGTCCATCCAACCGATGAATGAATCTGAAACATTCCGTATGTTATCGCAATCACTCCCAGTACAAACAATGCCTCGGCTAGTTGATTCATCTTCATACAAAAAAAGCCTCTTCCGTTTCGTAAATGCTCGTTGTTTCACTGCCCACCATTGCGCGACCGATCCCCATAATAGCCGCTACAATGCCGTCGATTTTCTCATTGCTTGCCGACTTATCCGGCTTGATGTTTCCGCTCGCATCGATCTTGGCCGAGCAGTTAGAGGCCATCCAACGCAACACGGGATGCCCGCCATGCGACAGCTTTCCGTCTGCAAGCAGCCGGAGAAAGTTCTTAGTCGGCTCGTTCATCGAAAGGAATCCTTGCCGAAATTCCACCATCGTAAACCCATCCTCCGCCCCTAGTTCGCTCGCAAGATTCGTCGCATTATAGGGATCGTAAGCAATCTCTTGAATCTTGTAGTCTTTCGACAACTCATTGATCCGATGCCGGATTTGCCGGAAGTCAATCGAGCGGAGCGTGTCGGTTATCTCGATTAGCCCACGCCTACCCCATTCCAAATAAGGCACGCGGTTTTTCTGCCGCTTCTCCGCTTGCTCTTTGGAACACCAAAAGAAAGGTTTTAGCACATAATCATCTTCCACCTTGAAAACTAATACCAAAGCCGCCAAGTCATTCACCGTCGCAAGGTCCATCCCTGCCCAACACGGCTTGCCGATCAATTCGCTTTCATCTATCTCGTGGTCGCAAGCATCCCATTGATCCATCGGGATCATTCGCACGTCTTGCTCGGTCCGAATGTTCAAGTAAAGTCGCTTAAAGGTATTTTCAAACGCCGGTTCCTCTTTCGCCCGGTTGCACTCCGATTGCAAAAACTCCTCCGTAATCGACACGCCAAGATTAGGGTTGGCTTTTCGCCAAACTTCCGGCGAGGTCCAGTCATCATCCCGGCTTGCCTCATAGATAACTGGTAGAAAGGCGTAATCGTCAATAATTCCGTCCCGTACTTTGCTTGCGTATTCGTGCAGTTCATTGCAGATTGACTCCCGTTCAAAGTCGGATGTAGTGATGAGCACAAGCAAGGGTTGCCGCCGTGCGCCCATCGAAGTGCGAAGCACGTCGATCAAGTCCCGATTCGGCTGGGCGTGAACCTCATCGACAACCGCGAGCTGCGTGTTGAATCCGTGTTTTGTATGGGCATCTGCGGATATAGCCTTGATGCTAGTGGTCGGATTCTTCCGTAGGGTGATCGAATACTTTTGGATGTTCGCCCGGGCCGATAGTTCCGGCTCCCGTGCGATTTGTTCTTTCGCCATTTCAAAGACGAGTCGAGCCTGCTCTCTCTCTGCCGCCGCCGTGTAGAGTTCCGCGCCCGGTTCATTGTCGAGGAAGAAAACCAGGTTGATGATCGTGGCAATGAGAAGCGACTTGCCATTTTTACGCGGTACAAAGATAAACGCCTCGCGGTATCGCCGCGTTCCATCCTTGCGTTTCCATCCAAACAGATTGGCGATAATCGCTTCCTGCCACGGTTCAAGTTTTAGAAGCTGCCCGGCGAGTTCGCCCTTAACGTGGATAAGACATTCCTGGATGAAGTCGATTGCATTTTGCGCGGACTCCCAATCAAACCAGCAATCACCCGCCGTGGCGATAGGGTCATAGCCGGGAATCAATCGAATGATCCGGCCTAGCTCAATCGGTATCGATTTCCAACGATTACATTAAATAAGCATTCTAAGTATTCATACATTTACATCGACGGCGTGAAGGTTCCTGATAGAATTGAGTCATACGAGTATGAGTGTAAATGTATTGATATAACCGAACACGGAATGGTTATCCGTAAACCGGCTGG